TCGCTCGACCAAAAAGAACCGCGAAGGGGAGTGATTTCCTTGCATATTTGGGAGGACAGAAATAATGGCATTGCTACGCGACTTTAACGACTTTCAACCGCTACAAATTCTCAGTGAAGGGAAAAGTAGCAAGACCATGAGGGTCCGTGGTATCTTCAGCGAAGCCGACAGAAAAAACGGCAACGGTAGAATCTACGCGAGAAACCTTTTGGTGCGGGAAGCACAGAAACTACAGCCCATGATTTCGGAGCGTCGTCTTTGTGGCGAGCTAGACCACCCCAGCGACGAAGTCGTCCATCTAGCAAATGTTTCCCACATCATCACTGGTCTTACCATGGAAGGAAACAAACTTATTGGAGAGGCTGAGTTCCTTGATACTCCCTCCGGAAGAATCCTACAAGAACTTGCCAAGGCTGGAGTTCGTATCGGAATTTCTTCCCGTGCTACTGGAAGCGTTGAGTTTGACATGAAAGAGGACGCTTACCGCGTACAAGACAATCTTAAGATGATTACTTGGGATATGGTAGCTGACCCCTCTTGCCAAACTGCATTCCCCGAATTGGTAGAACACAAATCGCTTATGGAGAATCGCTCTCATGTAGATGTTGGCGACCCATTAATTTCTGAGAAAATTTATCTTGCTGCTTTACGGCGTCTTTTACGCTAAAAAAAACAACTTTTTTTCCGCAGAGCAAGTAGATAACAACACTAGGAGTTTTTTTTATGAAAAACACAATCGAAAAAATTGCAAAGCTTCTTCCAGAAGGGCTTTCCGAGACCGGACTTGAAGAGGTCCGTAGTATGGTCGAGGACGCTATTCAGGAAGGCGTTGCTAAAGAAGTAAAACTTCTTGAGTCCAAGGTAAGCGGCTTCCTTCGCTCCAAGATTAACGAGCTAAAAGATGTGGCTCGTCAAGAGCTTGAAGCCGACGACGAGGTTCTGCGCGGGTATCAAGTATTTGAAACCATTCGCGCCCTTGTCGCCCAGGAAGTGGAATCGGCAGACATCGACTCCGTTGTTGCAAAGCAACAAAGCACTATCGATGAACTGCAAGAGAGTGTAGCCTCCCTAAACCACAAACTAAAGAACACTCTACACGAGAACTCCATGCTGTCAGGCAAAGTGGAGAGTCTCACTGAAAGCAACGAACAGTTGGCTGAGAGCGCGAAACTACCCTTCAAGTCCTCTGAGTCAGCCGTCGTTATTACTAACGAAACCGATTCGAGCCGCTCTCCTCTTGAGGCGGTTAACAATATCTTCCTCACAGAAGATGTCATCAATCTTTCGAAATAAATGTTGAACAACGAACTAAGTCAATCCCTCTGTGAGAAATGGGAGCCACTCCTTGAAGGTATCGCTGATGATAGCATTCGTCAGACCACCGCAGTTCTTCTGGAGAACCAAGCCAAGAGCATTCTAACCGAAAGCGCTCGTGAGACTGGTACGCTCGAAGAGGCAACTACCGTTGGTAACCTAGGTACTTTCCAGAAGTTCGCATTTCCTCTCGTTCGCCGGGTCTTCCCGGAACTAATTGCTAACCGCATCGTTGGTGTCCAGCCCATGCAAGGTCCAGTATCTCAGATTTTCTATCTGGGTTACAACCGCGCTGGTGATGGTGGTACTACTGGTGGCGCTTCTGATTCTGAAGTAGTCTACTCCAAGTACCGCATGGTATACGGTGGTCGTATCGCTTCTACTCAGAGCAACCTAGCAAGCCTTGATAGTAACGCTGGCGCAGCCGCGTTCGGTCCCTCTGGCGCTCTTGCTTACTCTGGTATGTCCGGAAGCACTACTCTACCCTCCGCTACTGTCGGTGGTCAGATTGCTGCGTTCCCGAACCGTAACTACGTCGGCGCTCAGTACTTTGTATCCGCTGGTGAAACTCTCACTGGCTCTGGTATTCCTGAGGTTAACTTCACTATCGAGCAACAGGCTGTAACCGCACGTACTCGTAAGTTCCGCGCTCTTTGGACGCTGGAAGCTTCACAAGACCTTCGTGCCTACCACAACCTTGACCTTGAGCGTGAGCTAACTGAGCTTCTGTCAAAGGAAGTTGCTCTGGAAATCGACCGTGAGCTTATCGAGTCTGTTCGTAACATCGCTTACGACTTCCAGAACCAAGGTCAGTTTGCCAACGGTCTAGGTGACTACCAGGACCAAGCTGGCGCTAACAACTTCGCTGCTGATGGCGCTCCTGCTGGTAACGCTGGACCAGAAGCCGGAACTGGCGCTCCTGGAGCCTTCGATTACTCACAGCCCTTCGGCGCTGAGGGAGCTAATACCGTAGGTGGCTCAAACCCTGGTGATGGCGACGCAATGCCGACCCGCAACTATGGCTCCAATGTCTTCTTCGTAGACTTTGGTACCACTGCTCTGGGTCTCGCTCCTCGTCACGTCGGCGAAGTCTACAGCAACCTGCTTGCTGTAATCAACTTTGCTGCTCAGGACATCTACCGCACTACTCTGCGCGGTGCTGGCAACTACATTGTCTGCTCACCATTCGTCGCTGCTATGCTCTCCTCTGCTGCCAAGCTAGAAGGTGGTCTCCCCTCCGAGTCCGCTGGTCAGCTAGGTGCAACCGTCGAGTATAAAGGCAAGTGGATGGGTCAGTATGATGTTTATGTTGACCCGCTCTATCCTGAAGACGAAATTCTCATGGGTTACAAGGGTTCTTCACCAATGGACGCAGGATTCGTGTACGCTCCGTACATTCCTCTCCAGATGCTCCCAACCATCACTGACCCGGAGACCTTCCAGCCTCGTAAGGGTCTGATTACTCGCTACGCGACTGCTCAGATTAACCCTGCCTCGCGCTTCTACCGCATCATCCGTATCGTTGGCGCTGATAGCCGCTACCTCCTGACTCCGTTCCAGAAGGCTGGCCGATACAACGATGGTACTCTAGCCTACAGCTAATCTTCATAAAGATTAATGTTAAAGAAGCCCAGCTATTTTGGCTGGGCTTCTTCCATATATAAGTATGACATGGCAAGCGCACCAGTAAAGCCGAACTTCACCTGGGGTCCATTTGTAGTGGACCGCTATGGCGATGGCAATAACGCCTCTTCTTTTACGGCTCCCTCTGGAGATATTCCGTATGATACCTTAAACAAAAGATATTTTTCGGACAACGTCGAGTTCAACAGATTTTATGCACTTGTCCGCGACTTCATCAAGTCTAGACTAGGTCATCCAGTAGTTCGTGTAGAGCTTGATGATTTTCAGATTCTCACTGCTATTGACGAAGCTGTAAGCAAACTAGACTACCACGCGCCCGATTGGTGTACTCAGCTTGCTGCCTTTAGAACTCAAGCAAAAGTAAACATGTACGAACTCCCTTCGTTCATGGTAAACAACTTTCGTTATGCCGCATACAAGAAGTCTTTGCTAAGTATCCCCTTGGCTAATCAATCCTTGGAAATGGACTTCTTTATTAAGTATTTCCAGGACAACTTCCTGTTTAATGATTTTGCCGTAAGCGATTTTCTATTGCTGAAGATGCACCTAAAGTCGATTCGCAAGATTCTAGGTCGTGAAGGCTCCTTCCAAATCGTGAATGGCAAATACCTGATGGTCTACCCAACTCCAGTGAATAGTGATGCTGAGGATGTAGTGATTGAGTACAAGTGCTTAAACACAGATACTCTACACCATTACTTTATCAACTGGATTCAAAGATACGCTCTTGCGATTTCAAAAGGTATTCTTGGAGAGATTAGAGGTAAGTACGCCACGCTACCGTCCCCGCAAGGTGGCGCACAACTAAACGGTGCCGCTCTAATCGCTGAGTCTGAAAAAGAGATGGAGAAGTTGGAAGAACAACTGCTGTCTGAAATCGAAGAACCTGCCGCATTCACCACTTACTAATGTCACTCGTCTCTGGTCCCCCTTTTGGCTACGAGTACCCACCTTCAATAGATGGTACTCGGCGTCAGTTCTATAACGGAAATAGAATTCCGAATCTTTTCGATATCAAACGACAAATATTCGAAAGAGAGAACGCCAACTTCAGAAGCCTAGGATTTTATAGAAAGACTTCAAAGAGACTTCTCAACCTGTTTAGTGACGCCCAAATCGTCGGAGATGATGACAAGGTATTCTCCGTTCCAGTATGGTACGGAAACAGTGAAAGAGCGGTCGCAAAAATCTTTGACGACAGAAACCTTATCATCCCTGCGATAACTCTGGCAATCTCGGATATCGACCAGGATGCAACACGGAGAAGACCAAACACAAACATTGAGTTGTGGACGGTCAAAGACTCAAAAACAAGAAGATATACTCGCGTTGCTTCCTTAGCTCCTCAAGCAGTAAACGTCTCCTTTCAATTGAACTTGTGGACGAAATATGTGGAGGACATGAACCAACTTTTTGAGTACGTCATGAATAAATTTCACCCTCATCTGCGAGTCGAGACCGACTTCAATACCGACGCGAGAGGGTTCATTACCGAAGTATCAGACAATTCTACCGTAGTCGCAGAAGACAAACAAGATAGGGTTATTCGTAAAACCGTTACCTTCTCCGTAGAGACTTACTTGCCTTCCCGTAAATACATGATTCAATCCAACGGTGAAATCCAAGAGACTAACATCTCGTTTACTATCGACCCAAATACCGATGTCAGCGCCATCGAAACCTCAGTCATAGCCCCATCAGACTACCAAGAACAAGAGCCAATCCCCCGTACTCTCTCTGTATCTGCCGTAGAAGACGAAAAAGTTGTCTTGAGTGACGGCTTTACCATGTTCTATGACCTCTACCTTCCAATGAACGCAATCGATGCGTCCGACACCGGAACGGTACCCATGGTCATTATGCATCCATCAACCCGAAGTTGGAGAAAGAGTCCCGCGCCATCACCAGCGTACGTAAGTAACCGAGCAGAACCCGACCCAACAAACACAGCCGACAACTTACTTGAGAATGGTTATGCGGTTATGTCCTTCGATGTAAGAGGACAAGCCACATCTTGGACCCCTAAAGCCGTTGGTGGCGCACAAAACTCGTATTTTCATCCGGACAACTATCAGTATCGGGAAGCATCCTCTGCTTTTGGAGCAACAAACTTCTGCACACGGGAGTTACTTGATATTTTTGAGATAAAGGACCATGTTGTTGCTTTAAGAAGTGAAATCGAGGATTCCGTGGGTATTGTTGGGGGGTCTCTGGGCGGCGTCGCCGGAACAAACGCTGCGGCGTGGTCAGGGAAAACCGTACCTTACAATGCCATCGTTTCCTCCCAAGACGCCTTCCAACAAGAAGGTGGTGCTTCCGCCTACCCATCACTTCCGTCTGATTGGGGCTATGCCTCCGACACAAGATTCAGCACGATAAAGGCTGCATCAATTGGCTCTGTGTTCGGAGACCTCGCGGAACTCACGAAGTCGGCTGGCGACGGTCACCCGCGCTCTCCGTACATCAGCGGACCTCTCCGAGCCTACACACTAAACACTTATGCTCCAAAAGAATATGAATTGATAGATAGTGCTATTCGGGGGGATGCTATTGAGACCTACTCGAATGATGTTGCACTAAGAAATCCGGTAGGTAACGAACTCGTTAGTACTACAGTACCTACCTTGGTACAACTATCATTTGATGATAGGCAACGAGGAATCGATATCGCTCTAAGCGCGTTTAACGCGATGAGCAACAATAGACATATGTTTGTTTCTACCGGGCACCATGACGCCCCGTACAATCTTGATGCGGTTAAGAGAAGAGTAACGAACACGGTAAATTGGTTTAATGAATATGTAAAGGGGGTCGCTGGCTCATTTGATAACACAAACCAGTTTAAGTTTATGATAACCCCGGCAGATGTCCCCACATACAGAGACCCAAACAATCTCAGGGACTACGTAGATTTCAACACTTCCAAACCCGCATCAATTGTACATCAGCCGTATACGCTTACGGCTAGTGGCGCAAACTATATTGCTATTCCCAAAGACCCGAATGGCGCTGAAATGCAAGCGGGTTCAAATGGCACATTTAACATTGCCCATAATATAACAAATCCCCTAGCACCATCCAACACCTCTGAGTTCGCGGATATTCTTATCAGCCAAAGAGAGATTTCGCAGGATTTTCCAGCCACGGATATTTTAAATACGGCTTTCCCGGTTGACCAACAAATTTTCCTCGGTACAGACGCGTTCTCGGAGGATAAGCTTATGGTTGGACCTCCTTCCGGATTCTTTGGCGCACTCGCGAACGCAAGTGGGCAGTTTGGTTATGAGATTCTAGATTACAATCCCGCCGCCCCAATACAGGGTGTCTTGAACCCGAGGGTAGTTTCTCAAGGCTCATTTACTTGGCACCAAGACGGTTTTGGGTTGTCCTCGGTGTCCTCCGTAGGAAGATTCCAATGCTACAAGTTTAAAGCTGGACATAGATTGGGGGTCAAAATAAAGAACCACACTTATTACCCCGCACCAATTTCTGACCCCACCAAAATGACCTTTGAGACGGTTCCTTTTTGGACAGACTGTACCACAGGGTTTAGTATGGGCAATGGACGATGTTCTGTGTATGTGCCGTTGATGACATACTCCGATAGCTTGCTAGAGTAGCCACAACAAAATACCTAAATAATCACCGTTTCCGAAGGGTGTTCCTCTAAATATACATAGAGGAAGTTTTATGAAATCGGTTACCATAACAAATGTGTCTGGTCAAGGACTGGAAATCGTTATTAAGTCTGGAGGGCTTTTCAAGCATATCTTCATGACCCCAAATAAGACCATTTCCGTCCCGGAAAAAAGCATTACAGACACTTGTTTGGAACTTCAAAGAAGACAGCTTCTTCAAATCATTTAAAAGGTAAGACATGGCAAATTTCGTTTCCCCCGGTGTTTACACCATTGAGAAGGATGTTTCTGATTACGCACCATCAGTAAACCCCTCAATCGTAGGTGTAGTTGGCTTCGCGTCTCGCGGTCCTGTAGACGAGGCGACCCTAGTAACCACTCCCGCCGACCTTATTCGGCAGTTCGGAACTCCTGAACTGGTTACTGGAGGTCAGGGCGTTTATGGCGCTCTACAGATTCTACAAAGAACTAATCAGGTTTACTTTGTTCGGGCTGCAACCGACACTGCGAAAGGTGCTAATAACGTTGTACCTCTCGTAACCAAGCCACATATTGAGTTTGCAACTTCTCAACTTTCATCCAACGTTGTATACCGTCTTGACCTACGCGCTTATGACAGAGACGGTCTTGCTGTTGAGGATGTCGCCACTTCTGTATACATCTACAGGGACCGCCCAGGAGCCAGCGGCACCGGAACCGCTTTCCCAGCAGTAACCAAGACTCAGTGGGACGCCGACAACACCCACAAAAACTCTGCTGCTGCCGCAGGTTTCGCAGCGGCTTTTAACGCCACCAATGGTTCCATTACTTTCGCGCCCGATGTTTACGGTGACGGCAGCGGCATGATTGTCGCCAAGGAAGGGGGTAACGGGTCTTTCCTAACTCTTGATACTTATTACGCATCCGGGGTAGATTATACCGGAACTTACCTTTCAGCTACCCCCATTGATGTAACTGACCTTACCTTCCAAAACCTTACTACAGTAGAAACCGCTCGCGCAGAATGCCCATTCGGCGACGCCGCTTACGCTGGCTCCTCTCTCTTTGTTCCGGTTAAGTCCGACGAAGCAGACGTTGGAACCGCTTCCGGTCTTCTTGGGGTCACCAACACCGCAAGCGGTGTAACCTTCGACATCTCTGGTCAACAGGGAGGATACCAACTAGCTTCGCTATATCCAGGAAAAGGATACAACTACTCCGCCATCAACTATCAAGGAGGTCTTCAATTCAGAGGTCTTCAGGCTATCGTAGGACAACAAAACAACGGAAACTTCTTTGTTAATATTAACTCAGACGGCGGACTTGAAGAGACCTACCTCATGGGTGTTGAAAAACCGACCACCTATGAGGCTAGCACGGTTACTGTCTGGCCAGAAGATATTCTCTCGCAGAGTCTTGCCAACGCTAACTCTAACTATGTGAAAGGTAACTTCTACACCTTTGGGGCTGATGGTACCGCTTTCACCAACGCGAACGCCTACAACGCTACTGTGTCCGGTATCCCCACCTGGACTCCGCCAACATCCGCGTACGACGACGCTTCAATCGTAGGTTCTTATATTCACGGTCCTGGCAACACCTACAAGAAAGACCAGACCAAAACCTTCCGTACCTTGAGTCTTGCCGCTGGCACTTACGACTTTAAAGCCGGAAACAACGGCGATGCCGAGGATGTTGGCGGAGATATGTCAGACCCAACTGTTCGCGGCGCTCTTATTGGAACTGCCGCTCGCAAGGACGGTCTAAACGCCCTTGACGCGGAAGATGTACCCATCTCCATGGCTGTTGTTCCAGGGGTCTCCGACCAAGCTGTACAAAACGCTCTAATTACTCTCGCCGAAAGCACCCAAAACTTCTTGGCGGTAGTATCACCTCCAGTCGGTTTGCGTGGCGCACAACAAGCCATTGATTGGACTAACGGTCAAGCAACCGGAAGAACCGCTGCCATTAACAGTAGCTACGCCGCAGTATATTGGCCATGGGTAA